ATAAACTTCAAACCCCTGAACACCATCATATCGTTTGATAAACTCACGAGTATCTTTGATCGTTCCAGGATTAACTTCATCAACGAATGTTCCCTCCAGTGTTTTCCACTTGGAGGGTTTCTTTGAAGTGACATAAAGAGTTGGGCTGAAGTCTAGTTTACGTTGGTAGCGTTTACCATTTTCTACACCTCGGATGAATATCTTATCACCGATTGGGTGTACTGAAGTATAAAATTCTGACATTAGAATTTTCCAAAGTAATAAATATAATTATACCCTATTTCTGGGTATAAGTCAAATAAAAAGTGCCCTCGCGATGCTTGCAACATCCAGGACTCTAACACTAAAGGGAGTGTCAGCATGGATATTTATAAAGAAGATGTATTCGAATCTTTAAAGAATTTCGAATTTGATGAATCAAAATTACCACCTTTCGAGAGATATAGTGTAAAACATTTACACCCAATGTATGGAATTAAACATACAGAGGAAACTATAAAACAAATGTCTGAGGCTAAACTTGGAGAAAAGAATCCAAGATATGGCGTCACATTATCTGATATAACTAAGAAAAAATTATCTGATAAGTTTTCTGGTGATAAAAATCCATCTTATGGGGTATCTCCATCAGCTGAAACTAGAGCAAAACAATCTGCTAAAGTTAAAGGTGTTCCACAGAAACGAGCAACATGTCAATACTGCGGAACAGTTGCTCCACTAGCGACACTGACAAAGAGACATGGCACTAAGTGCCCTTCCCATAACACAACATCATAGCGTCAAGAGCACAGTCATGAACAGGATGGTGTTTAATTACGGATGCTCTATTAAATAGAGGATGTTCTATTTCTACATACCCATTGGTAGTTCCGTAAAGAATATCGACTGCTGTTCTTACATCTCTCCATTGTGCGTATCCTGTAATTGCTGGCATGTCAAGTTTTTTAGCAAGGGAATCAATTGCCATTTGATCAAGAGAACCTCTTGCCCACATAGTCTGACCATTTGCATTTACAAACTTAGCCATGTATGCTTGCAATTCTTTTATAGCATCTTCTGCATATAGATCAGTTGGTTTTGGATCAAAAGAAATACCACGAACATATTCGTGTTGATTTGACCACCAATCAATAGTACCTTTATCAATGGTGCGTTTTAATCTTGAAATTTGATCCTTGGCATTCAGTTTTACAAAACAAGCATCGTCAAGTAAATCTTGATATGTTGGTTTCTTCTCTGGATCAAAATGAATTAACGCAGCAGATAAGATTACTGATTTGGATTCAACACCAAGGGTTTCTACATCAAAAATGAAAATTTTAATCTCCTAAATAATTATATGAAAGACAGAATACCATTTACGTATCTAATCTACTGTAAAGCAACTGGGCAATATTACTATGGCTCTCGTTACAGTAAACATTGTCATCCAGATCAATTATGGACATCTTATTTTACCTCATCTAAAGTTGTGAAGCAACTAATTTTAGAACATGGTAAAGATGCATTTACTTTTAAGGTAACAAAAACATTTGATTCTAAAGAAGATGCTAGAAAATGGGAATATCGCTTTCTTTGCAAAGTCAAAGCATCTACAAATTCTAATTGGTTAAATCAACACAATGGTGATGGTAGTTTCTTTAATAAAGGTGGGTATAAGATGACTGATGCGCAGAGAAAGAGACTCTCAGAAGCGCAAAGAGGTATACCAAAACCTGGAACTGCTCTTTCAATGAAAGGTAATGACCATAATAAAGGTAAGAAGTTTTCAGAAGAATCTAAGGCTAAAGTATCTGCTGCTAGAATGGGTAATACCAATCGCCTTGGGACTACTCAATCTGATGAAACTAAAAAATTAATTTCTGAAAGAACTTCTGCTGCATTAAAAGGTGTTCCAAAGAAAACTACTACATGCCCACACTGTGGTAAAACTGGTGGAGCAGGTAATATGAAACGATATCATTTTGAATATTGCAAATATTAAATTTCGCTTTCATATCCAATTTCAGTGACGAATGCATTTACTTTAATGTTCTTAATCAATTGGAATCACCTTGACCTTAATAAATTCACCATCGCTATTCTCAACCTCTTGGGCTGATATAAGCATTGGCATACTTGGACCGAAATCTTTCCATTTCTTCTTTAACACATAACCCTCGACAAACTCTCGAGTAACAGTTAATGTGATTGTATCTTCTGTTTTAACTGGGGATCGTAACAAAGCTGGCACCTTTCTATAATCAATCGACATTGTCTATTGCTTCCTGCATAAGTTTTTGAGAAGTAATTAATGCTTTTTCTGCAACTCGTAAGCCATACTCCATCTCATAAAGTCTTCGTTGTTGCAAACCAAGTTTCTTTCCTTGATTAGACATATCGTCCATCAACTTTTCAAGATCTTTCTTGAAGTAATCCCAATAATTTTGTATAGGTGTTACCTTAAACCACTCGCCATCAATAAGGGTATAACCATTACTTTGACGCAATTCATCGGTCCAGTTTGGACCCATGATGTATTTCGGTGCTGGTTCTTTGTATGACTTGAATCCAGAACCAACGATCAAATCGTCAATCTTTTGAAACAAATCTGGCAGTTGGTCTTTACTATACAACATCTTCATCCCCCTCATCAGATTCATATTCTTCTTCTTTACCATTCATTGCTGCATGAATATCACACAGAGTCATATGCCATCCATCAGTATAAGTTTTACCTGGAGCACCACACTCTCCACAAGTACGATAACTCATAGACTCAGCAAAAGTAATATACTGATAATGTTTATCAGTTGCAGCACGTACATAGAATCGCAGTCCGCCATACTTTTCTTTGACTTGAACAGCAACTGGAACCTTGGCAGTTTCAACATCAAACTTTGCTTTCGCATTATCTAGATCTTCTTGGGTAACTGTTTTTGTTCCGTAAAGAATACAACCAACACCCATTTCAATAAGATATTCATAGTGTTCTTTGGCTTGACGATACTTGCTGGTCAACAAACCACAAAGAGTATCGATGATATTATACCAACCATCACCACATTCAAAACCCCAGCACATGGCTGTGTTCTGCATGTTTTCATGACGATCTTTAAAAATCAGCGGATACTTCGCACAGAGTGCTTCATCTAGTTCTTTACGCATGTTCACCACCAAAATAATCAATTAACAAATTCATTGCACGAACATACTTCATATTATTAACAACATCTTCAGGATGTAACCAATAACCATCAGGATTGAGTTCATCTTTTGGATTTTGCTCCCACTGGTCTAACTCAGATTGCAAATAGTTTCGAGAGTCAATCAGACATTCCTTAGTAATTGCATGACCAACTTCATAGGGAATACTCAATCCACCACTAGGAAACAGATGTTCGTTTTCAGTTTTCACTTCGTTCATGACCATGTCCTATGATCTTCTGCTACATGTTCCATACCATCAGATTCATGAATATGCCATTTGACATCATCAGGAATTTCAACAATGGCAATTTCTGCTGCCCAACCCCATGAGTCTTTACCCAACTCTTCAATCACTGCGATCAAATCTGCATCAGCACGATTATCAAAGAAGTCATACTCACTAATATAATCTTCTCCATCAGGATCTGCATCAACTCTGTAATAATCAAATTCGTTTCCACGAATTAGCCCCTTGGTTGGCACTTTATTGAATGCAATACCCTTACGTTCAAGTAACTTCTCAAACGCTACATTTGAGATACCGAAGCCACCGAAACATGTATTAATTGCTACTTTCATTCTAAATTCGCCTTATATGGTTCATGCCTAATACCCAACAACTTATGTATCAATCTATCCTTAATCATATCTGGAATTGTCAAATCTGGAAATTCAAGAATAAATGGACAACCATTATTTCCCCAACGATGCTCTCTCAAAAATGTTTTATAAGCATTAATATGCTTCTTATCATTTGGATTAAAAAATATTTTTTGTTTTATAATCGAAGCAAGTACCGACATTATAGTTCTTCTCCATTTTCTTCAATCCATTCTTCATGGCATGTCATCAAATCTGCATAGTCAACAACATCTTCAGGTAATGATTCGATAGATTCGCGATCGCTGATGTCACACTCATAACAGTCATCATAGCCATCTTCAAATTTACCAACGAATCCCATACCACTTTCCAAGTAGTATGCCCTTACATCATAACCCTCTTCGTGCATAAACTCATACAAAATTGTAGGAGGTGTCCATGCAGAGTCGAAAGAAATCCAAATAGTGTCATCACTCTCGCGATTAAAGTCGTGAACCGATGGAGACCATTTCGTTCCCCAATTATTCACATTCCAACCATACCAGTTTTCTTCTTCAGTCAATGGACGAGGACGAATCGCAGAGAAGAAATCTTGTTCTTCAGTGTTCAATGCATTTTCGATTGCATCAATCTTTTCTTTAGAAGCTGTAATTGTTACACTGTTATCACACCAATTAGGCATAGCATCTCCATTTCATAATCTATAGAACTATTATACATTAAACTCGATTTTTAGTCAAGTCAATTTTCATATCAACTCCAATTTTGTTTTATACCAAATGTGTTATACACAATTTTATCTTTAACCATCTCTGGTATATTTGTATAAGGATATTCTAAAAGGAATGGGCAAGGTTTCTTACCCCATGAACTTTTTTGAAAAAAATGTTTTACTACTTTCATATCTTCTTCTGAACGAAGATCAAAGAACCTCTTCGGGAACATTCTACTTTCTAGTATCATTTTATTAGTGCAGATGTATCTGCAGTATCCTTGTCATCACGCAGTTCAACAAATATGGGAAGGAATAGACTTTCTTCCCCAGCTTTATTCTTTATTCTACTATTATACTTGATTGCCACAATTTTGTCAAGTAATTTTTCATTGACTAAAGTCTTACGTTGCAAGTCATTAAAACCAGAACCAACATTCACTTTGATAACACCATCAGCAGATTCGCAAATAATATTACCAAGCATACCTACATACTTGCCAGTTCCACCTTCTACGCCAACGATCTTAAGATCGCACTCTAGTTCCCCTTTGAATTTGATCTGGTGTTTTGCACGTTTATCTTCCCAAACACCACTACCATCTTTAAGAATAATCCCTTCCAAACCTTCGGCAAGATATCCCTCAAAAATTTCTGTAGCTTCTTCCATTGTATTCACAATGTTACTTGTAACCAACCACACTCGCTTGTCTTTTGCTTTGAGTTTGTTGACCATTTTTCCAAGATTCGAGAAACGCTTTGAGTATGGAGAATCACAATACCCATCTTTAAAAACAACATAAGGAATAACGTCCCATACTGTAGCGTGTACCAAACTAGCTTCTGCTGCTGATATAGTTCCCTTGTTTGCTTTATTTAGAATACCATTACCAGTTTGACGATCTGCAAATTGATAATCACCATCAAACATAATCATGAGTTCGCCATCGAAAACATAATCTCCACCATCAGCCATAGCAATAAACTGATCGTCAAGGTTTCCAAGTAAGTTCAATTCTTTGCCGTTACGACTACGATATTCAACAACGCCATCTTTAACAATTGCATTGAATCTCATGCCGTCCATTTTCAACTGAGCATAAGCAGGGAATTTGATCTTATCAACCAGCTTCTGTTCGAATGGAGAGCAAAGCATGCATGGATATTCAGCAATCAAACCCATCCATACATCATTGGCAGTTGATGCTTGAACACCACACGTCAAATCTTTCTGAATGATGCGCTCAATAACCTTTGCGTCTTCTTCATTCAATGCTTCAAGCATCCCAGTAAGATGAGCAATGGCTGCGTTACCAGTTACATGGCGAGCAGATAAATCGTAGAGTGAGTCAAGGGCAAACGCAAGCGCAATACCTTCTCCTTTGTTCGGAGTATACTTTGGAATCTTACGGATATAAAATTGAGTAAATGGATCAAGAGCCAAACGAATAACATTGCGTAGTAGTTCGTTATCTTCGTTGGCAGTCAACTGCTCTTTTTTAAAGTTACGCGATGCGTTTGCCGCAAGGGAGTTCAAGAATGCATTGATATTCATTTGTGTTTTAATTCCTTAAATTTTCTGTAACGCATATCGAAACGCATTGGCTTGATAAACTTCTTTACCTCACCACTGTTCACATTATAGAAGGCAACCATCTTCTCTTTGTTGTCTGTCAAATAATAGATATGGTTCGGTACGTTACCGACCCAGTCTGGAGTTATTTCTTGGAAGGCACGCATTATACAAAAGACTTTGTAGGAAAACCAACAGCAAAGCCAGAAGTACCAGTAGAAGCGACACGACTTGTTTTACAACGCATAGTTTGTTTTGGAGTTTTGCGTGGCTTAACAACTTCAATAGATCCACCCCCTTTCAAAAACAATTGTAGTTGGTTTTCAGTTTCAGCACGTAGTTCAGATTTAGATTTATAGAACATAATATACCTTTCAATTAAATGCGAGAGAGATTGATAACACGACCAGCATATTCCATGAACGAAACTTCAACTGGAACAAAAACAATTTTACCAACACGACCTTTGTCTTCAGAATCAGACCAAGAATCTTTAGTAACGGTAATTTTGTAGGCAGCATAACCCTGTTCATTAGTTAAACACTCAACTACACCTTCAACGAAACAATCTTCACGACCAACCATAGGTTTGAAGTCATAAGAACGAATCACATCACGAACATTCACTTTAATCATTTTCAGTTCCTTTTCAATCATTATACATATATTATACCCTATTTCGCAATGAAAGTAAAGCGAAATGTGAAAAACCCTACAAAAAGTAGGGTTATCGTAAGTTCTTGATTTTTAAACCTTCTTTATTACGATTTAAACCTCGAGAAAGGCTCGTAGCAGGGTTTTAAGCGTATAGGTGGGTAAAACCCCACTGAGAGCCGTAAAACCTCCCTACGATCGTTTAAACAACGATTTTAGGGACTGTTGAAACAACCTCAATACCTGAGCCAAAGATACGGCGATATTCGTTCTCCATATCACCATTTGGGGTTGACTCGGAAACAATACCTGAAACGTATAGTGTAATTTCACTATTCGCATATGGCATGTAAGGAGCAAGAGCAACGCCAACTCCCTTTGCTGTTTGTTGAATAACAATTGCAGCTGGATCTTTTAAGGTATAAGAATTTCCACCATTACCAGTTGCTTCAGAGATGAGTTCTTCACCATTCAATAACTTAAATACTTTAATCATTTTATACTTCCTCTATAATGTGTTCGATAAAATCTGCTGCTTTTTCTTGATCATGGAAGTATTGCATAACAATGGTATCCATATCATATACATGTTGCATTAAAACTAAAATCTGTTTGTTTTTATAAACAGATACTTTGAGAAACCAATTCCCTCTGCGAACCAGAAAGAATGAAATTAGGTTTGGTGAGAGTTTGGCTTTCATGACAAATATTTAGGGGAACACGAAGTTCCCCTTGTCATGATTTAGATTACCTCATATTCATCTTTGCCAACACCACACTCAGGACAAGTAAAATCAGCAGGAAGATCTTCCCATTTACCTTCTACTTCTTCATCAAAGTATTTATGCATACACACTCCTGAAGAACTTTATCTGTGACTTCAACATCATATCATAAACAGCCATTCTATCTGCATATGCATCGGCGATATGTGCCAGAAGATCGGCAGGTTCCAATTTAACATTGGCATCTGTTTCACCTTGCTCTGATACAACGACCATATCATTTTTACGAGCAATATGTTTCATTGCCCCATTCTCAGAAAGGCAGTGCATACAAACATCAGTAATACCTTTGGTTCTTAACCATGTTACTGCTCTAGCGAACATA